TGATTAGCGCTGGGATTTGGTAATGGCATATAATCTATTTATCCTTTCTTTACTTTCCGAACGCTTTTCCAGCTTCTGATATTCCAAATGCACCCAATGTCACAACTACAAATGATGTGTAGATTGTTTCAGATACTTTTAGGTCCATATCCCAAACTAGAGCAGTCACTAAATCTGTAATGCCAAATACGACCATTAAGAAGAATGATATAAAACCAATAATTGATTTTTCATTCACATCATTGTCATCTAAGAATAAGTCTCCAAATGTTCTCTTCTTTGGTTCAAGTTGATTTCTGGCTGCAATTGCATCCTCTTTCATCTCCTTGATTTGGTCTTCTTGTTCATCGAGTTTTTCGATGAGGGCCATATACTTATCCAGGTCAATTTCGACTTCATTACTATCGTTATCTTTAGCCATAATTATCTCCTATTTTGTTGCGCCTTCTGGCGTTCCTTTTCTTCTTCAAGGTGATTTAACAGCATCTTGATATATATTTCCCTTTCCCATGGTATCATTGTTTCTAACTCCGACAATGAATACTTATGGTGTTGCATCATCTGAAAGTTAGTTGTATAATAATTAACTATACTCTCATGCGAAAGGGACATTAAAAAAAATTGTTAAGCCCTTGTAATTCTACTGAAGTTTCTTCTTTGCATTTTGGGCAAGTCCATTCCACTTTATGTTTAAGTGATGGTACTGCATCAAAATACTCAGATATCTTTTCAAATTGTGTCACTGTTAAACTTTCGATAAATTCATTAATTTCTGAATCTCTATACTCAGATAACTCAAATACATTCTCATCATCGAAGAGTCTAACCATACACTCTCTTAAAACTGGTAAGATTGTTTCTGCTTCATCTAAACCTTCTAACTTCATTACTAGTTTAGTTAGAGGTGGTTGAAGTTCAACGATTAAGTTCTCGTTCAGTTTTACTTTATTATCTTGCATACCAGTTGTGTCGACTTTGATATCACCCAAGTTTACTTCTTGATTAGATATGCCATCACAATCTGGAGATGCTTGACAGATTAAAGGAAGAGTCACACTTTCTCCAATCGATTTAGACCTTATCTGTAAAAACAAATATTCTAAATCAGCAATTGGTATCTTGTTCGCATCAACCTTTCCGTCCGTCACTGATTTAATTAAGTCTAATATGCCACTGAAAATATCAGAAGCTTCGGCACTTTCTTTTGCCTGTAAAAGAAAACTTTGTTCTTTAACAAGGAAAGGTCTGTACTTGACCTTTGTTTTGCTGACTGGTAATTCGCAATTATACGAGGGTGCAGTCTGTATCGGTAAACCCATAATGTAGTTTCTCCTAATTTATTATATACTATCCAAAAAGACCGTCTAGTCTAGCAAGTCTATCTTGAAATCTTTGTCCGGCATCACTACTAGAGTTGCCGCCATTTCTTAAATTTCTTAAATCATTAAGTACATCTAAGAATCTTCTTCCTTTATTTATGCCACTTACAGAGTTAGGTTTTTTATAATCTGTTGTAAATGTTCTAAATGCAAAGGTACATTCAAATCTCATTATATCTCCACTCTCAGAATTCAATTCTTGTTGTGCAAAAGATACTGGATATGCTTCGTAAAGTTTATAGACCAATGAGTCTTTATCTGAATTTGTTATTTGTGATATTTCAATCTCACCAATGTAATCGTTATAGTATGAGAATTGTGGATTGATTGAAGTTCCGGAATCTTTTCCTCTAAACACTGCGGCCTGCCATGCCTCTATTACATATCTATCAGCAAATGTTGAGTCACATAAGAAAGTGAATGATACTTCACCTCCGTCATGTGTTAAGTTGTAAGGCAACTTTCTAGTTGGTCCATATTCAGACCAATCAGCAGTTTCTAATTGTCTGCCTGGTAATGATGCGGTGATACATCTTAGTCCCTCAAAAGACTTTGCACCAAATAGAGTATCGCAAAAGAAATTTACTTGAAATCTATTTGCTCTGGCACCTTGGTCAAAGTTGTGTCTTAGTTTATCTATGTTTAATCTATCAGCCATTTATTTTCTCCAGACTTTCTTTCCATATTTCTTTTTGTTCTTTCTTTTGCCATTGGGCAAGTGGTAACATTGCAATTGAGTCCCAATAATCAGGAGTCACCTCAAGTGGTCTGTTTATAATTTGTGTTGTTAGATATTTTCTATAACACGCCTTAAAGTATCTTAGTTTTCTGATACTTGATATCATCTCATATGTCATTCTAATTTTTGAACGCATAAGTTCAGCATGGTACATATCCAACTTGTCTCCTTGACCTAGTATCTCTTCGTCTGGTTCTTGTATCTCATACTTGTACAACTCATACAAAAATCTAACACGAAGTCTAGGCGGAAGATAATGCAAATTAAGTCCTGTAAATCCGTCCTGTGTAATCTCTAATATAAAGATTAAAGGAAATCTATCCCAATAAGGAAGTTTATCTTTAGTCTTTGCATCATAAAAGAAAAGATACATTCTACCTTCTAAATATCTTTTCGCTTTTCTTAATTCTGATTGTCTATAAAAACCTTCACCAGATAACTTCATGGCCTGAACTCTTTGTCTAAACCAAGTCAATGCTTGTAAAGACCTTTGTTCTAGTTCGACAGGTTTTTCAGTTCTTAAAATATCTAATAGACTTTCCATGCCTATTATTTATGTTAAATTTTATAGATATTGAAGTTTTCTTTTTCGATTCTTTCGCAAGACTCAGGATAAAGTCCTAAAATCTCCGTGAGGTCAGCTAGCTTTAGAGTATAATCATTTTTGGTTTCAATCGCTACACCTGTCGAACCTTCTGTTCGTACATACTGTTTTACATCATCATCCGGATTGCCAATGAGTACGGGTAATTTTCTATCGAACATTGTACGAATCAATTCTACCGAACCTGCAATACTTGGTCTATCTTCTTGCATGTGACATTCCATTATCTTACCATCCATATTACTGTAAAAATTAGTTTTGCCTTCTACAGTGAAGATATCTACCCATTCTTCGAAGCGGAGAGGCGCTTTGTTTTCAAAATGCCCTACATTATCCCACAAAACTATCTTCTCCTCTCTTGCTTTTAGATACCATAATGCATGAATACGAGACATGCCTGGATGAACAAAGATATACTTGCCTTCTGTTAGTCCTTGTATAGTAGAATCTAGTCCAACAGTTCTATATTGGTCTACAAGATACATTATTTTACATGTATGATATGAGTGATTGTCAATTTCATTTTCACCTGTAATCTTTGTTAGAGTTTTTTGTTCTATTGGTGTACCGTCTATGTTGTCAAGTAGTCTTGTTACCGATTGATTCAAGATTGCATCGGTATATCTTCCACTTTTTTCACCTATGAGTTCTTTTTCCTCGCAGTCTCTTAGGGTAACTAGATAGGGCTTGTGCGAGTTTTTACTAATCCAGTCGAAGTGTTCTTTTGCTTTTGCAACTTCTTCTGATATCTCTTCCTCAGTCTTTTCATGAAAGTGAAACCATGTGGATTTTTTATACTCTATCTCTTCTTTAGATTCTTCTTCAAACATTTTTTATATACTCCTCGACTCTTTGTAGGTCTTTTGGTGTGTCTACTGATAGACCTTCATCATCAACTAGAACCATTCTTACTTTAAATCCGTTTTCGATATATCTAAACATCTCAACAGACTCCGATTTTTCATTTTCGCCTATAGGTAACATAGGAAACATCTCTAACATTTCTCTATCAAACACATACAAACCTAATTGTTGTTTGAATATAGACTTCTCTTTTTGATTGTATGGTATAGGCAACCTAGAATAATACAATGCACCATTATGTAGATTAGTACCTGTAGTAACCTTGACCACATTTCTATCATGCAACTTGTAATCATCTTTTACATTTACATATGCATTTGATACGCCACCAGTATGATGACAAATTAATTTATCTATTGCATCAGGATTGATTAGGGGTTCATCGCCTTGTATGTTGACGAATATATTTCCGTCTAGCAGCTCTAGTGCTTTCGCACATCTGTCTGTACCAGAACGCACATCGTCTACTATCATCACGCAACGCATCTCATTCTTAGAACAGTAATCATTGATTCGTTCATCGTCTGTAAGAACAACTATGCTGTCAAGTTCTTGGCACTTTGCAGCTTGTTCATACACTCGTCTAATCATAGGCACATCATTTATTAGTGCTAGAGGTTTACCAGGAAATCTAGTTGATTCCCATCGTGCAGGTATTAACCCTACAGTGTGATTATCTGTTCTATTCGGTCTAGAGAGATTTCGCATTTCACTTGTCCATATCCATATTTCACATGAATGAATTTTATACCTGCTCTTTCAGCAGCCCATTTATCAGTTTGCATATCACCGACATAATAAGTATCTAGTGGGTCTACATTACACATCGCCGTTGCAAATAGTAATTGGTCAGGCGCAGGTTTGCCTCTTAGTCCAGATTTAGGACTAACAACACAATCAAACTCAGGTAAGTCTTTTATCATTACCTTTGTTCGGTCTATATCTTTTGAGGTGGCAATGGCAATCTTATGGCCATCTTCTTTCAACTTGTTTAGTGTTTCTACTACACCAGGATATATAGACACTAACTCACAAGACATTAATGATGCTTCATCATAAGTCTTTTTGATTGCACATTGATTTTCGGTTATACCTATTTCTGTTAATATAGTTTTGAATGGTTTGCCCACATGTTTGAAGTAGTCTTCGAAGGTGGGTTCTACTTTGTGTTCTAGTTTAACTATGTCCCAAGACATGTTCATGTTTTTCTTCGAGTCGATGAGAACGCCATCGAGGTCGAACATATAAAGTTTCTTCATTTTTTTGGTACTAAATGGTCCTCTGTTAATATTCTAAATGCAAGTTTTCTTTCAGCACAAAACTCTTCGGCAGCTTTGAACTTTGATTGATTTACTGCATAGTTAGATACTTCTGTTAAGTATCTTTTGGTTTTTCTTTTGGGTTCTTTAGGTGGCGAAAGATATTTTTTAGGTTTCACCTCTATGATTTCACGAATAATTTTACCTTGTTTATTCTTATACTTAATATAGAAGTCTGGAAAGTATCTATGGATTCTATTATCGAGAGGTGACCTGTAAGGTATGATTACTTCTTCGCTACCCCATTCTAATATAGAAGCACTTCCATCGCAATAAACCATAAATCTTCTCTCCCAAAGAGAACGATAAAAGATTTTTGTTGGGTCTCCTTTATATTTTTTGTAGTTCTTTGGTTTGAACCTTCCACTGTATGACATAAATAACTATATTAAAGATTAATCTAAGAGTATTTATATGGCATATATCGACAAACTCCTGAACAAATTCAACAAAGTAAAAAATGCAGTCAACAGCATTAAGGGTATTCAGAGTAAAATTCAGTCTATCAACTACACAACAGCTATCGATGCTTTGGGTCTTGAGAAAGGAGCTGCAGAAGATTTAATCAACAGTAGAAGAAGTTCACTAGAAAAACAATTAAGTTCTTCTGGCATGGCCAGAGGTCATTCTGCTAAACCACCTTCTGTTAGGGGAACTAATATAGTTTATCCCTTTCATGACAGATTAGAGAATTACTTAGTCTTTGATATCAGACCAAGAAAGGCAAGAGGAGAATTTGTATCTCATCCTGTGCATAAAAACAGAACAATTGCATTGTATGTTCCAGATGCAGTTATATCACAGGCTGCCGTGACATATAGAAACGAGGGTGTTAATACATTTCAGAGAACTATAGATGATTTGATAACTAATTTCGAAGGATTCGATGGTAGTATTACTGAAGGCGCTAAGAAAATGGGAACAAAGTTCTTACAAAATGCAGTCAACACCATGCAAGGTGGTTTAACGAATCTAAAAGCTGGTCGTGCAAGTAATCCATTACAAGAACAATTCTTAGATGGTGTTCCTTTTAGGTCATGGGACTTTACATTTGACTTTTGGGCCAAATCAGCAGACGAAGCTGCAATGGTAAACGAAATTATCTACACATTCAGAAGTTCTATGTTACCAGATGCATACTCAGAAAGTTTTGATATAACAAAAGATGGTGAAGGTATGTTTGGTAAAGATTTTGACCCTAGGATGAAAGAGGTAGTAAAAGATGCGGACCTAAACGCAAGTTATTTTAATTATCCGAATGTATTTGAAATATCATTTGAAGGTCCAATGGGAAGTAAAGTAGATGGTTTCTTACCTGCTGTTTGTACAAACGCACAGGTAGACTATACTGGTGGTCAGAAGTTCTCAACATTTGCTGATGGTAATCCTGTTCATATACAGTTGACACTTAACTTCTTAGAGATTAAGACTATGACTCTTGGTAATTATGAATCAATTAGTCCTACTGCTGTTTATGATGGTAGTAGACCATACACAACCGATACAGCATTTAACGCATCGTCAAGTTCAAACGAAGAATACAAAGACACGATAGACAAACCAGCACCTGCTTCAGGTTACAATGGACCAGGCCCTGGCGGTGGCGGAAATAATCCAGCATTTGATCCAGGAGCATAATAAATGGCAGATAAATTTTTTAGTAATTTTCCAGAGATTCAATATCAACTTTCTGATGGTAAGATTGTATACATCAAAGACTTCTTTAGAAAGTCTAAGATAGAACAAGAATCAGTAAACTCATTAGTAGAGTATGAACTATACTCATTGACCGATGGTGAAAGACCAGACACACTTGCAACGAAGATGTATGGTAATGGTAATCTACATTGGACATTTTTTCTTGTCAATGACATAGAAAACTATTATGATTGGCATAAAGATGTTGGTACATTTGAACGATACATTGATAAAAAATATCCAGGTCAGTATGCCATAGGAACTACAACTACTGAGATTGTATCTGCCAAATCATTTACAGGTGATAATGCTAATAAGTTTTTACTAGGCGAAAAGGTCACAAGTGTATCAGCAGAAGGAAGAATTATAACTGTTGAACCTGAAAAATACAGAATTGCAATTGAGACTGTATCAGGAAGTTTTGTCTCAGGCGAAACAATAACAGGTAAAGTTTCAACAAGAACATTTACACCAAGTTCAATAATCAATCATAGAGATGGCGTAAAGTATTATGAGAACGCAGACGGTCTTAGAAAGAATCAATCCGCTGTAGGCTACACTTCAAAAACAATCTATGATTGCGAATACGATTTAAACGAATCTAAGAGACATATAAAAGTCATCTCACCCAATATCATAAACAACATAGTGAGAAGATTTGAAAAAGTAATGACATCATGAGTAATAATTATCAACAAGGCGAACTTGTTGTTGATTCAGTATCTATAGTAAATCCAGAAAAGGAATCAGTAGATATACTTGGATTAACATCTAACATAACCATATACGAATCAATAGATAAACCATTCTTGTCTGGTCGTATAACTGTTGTTGATGGTTTAGATATTATCAAAAACTATAAACTAGTTGGTCAAGAATCACTCACAATTAAAGTGAGACAAAGAGAAGGTTCAAATGATGAGATGTCATCACCAGAATTTTCTATTGATAAAGTATTCAGAATTTACAGTGTCACTAACATTAAAACAATTGACCAAATTACTAAATCATATGTACTACATTTTGTAGACCCCAAATTCTTTATATGTCATAAGACTAAAATTAATCAAACTCTTCGTGGTTCATATTCTAATATGTTGCTACAAGTCTTAGAAGAGAACGGAGGTTTCAAAACACTTCCTAAAGTTGGTTATGATAAATGGGACGAAACAGAACCAGGACATCATCAAGTAGTTGTACCAAATTGGAACATTAATAAGTTCATAAGTTTTATATGTGAAAATGCAGAGTTGAAATCAAACAAATCTTGGAAGAATAGTATGTTCTTTTATCAAACTCTTAGTGGTGAATTTAGATTTGATGGTTTTCAGAGTATGGTCGCAAGAGAATTTCCTATAGGGTTTGACTTCTATCCAAGAAACAATGTTTCTACTGAAGACCACGACTTAAATGAAGAATACATTGGATTGAATACTCAAATAATAAATTATGAAATGCCTCAAAGATTCAATACAATGAAAGGTGTATCTCATGGTTCATATGCATCGATGTTAAAAACTTATGATCCAGTTAGAAAACTAGAAGAAGAAAATGTATACTCTATAACAAAAGTCTTTGAGAGAGGAAACGATGACGGACATGTATCTAAGTTTCCTATGATAAGAACTTCTTCACCCGAAACAATTTACAAAGCAGATGATATGATTTCTTCTGCTGATAGTCCAGAGTTCAGTGAAGAAACTATAGACTATGCACCCGATGTATCATACGATTCTTATGTCATGCACAAAGTAAATATGACAAATGCATTTTCAGATGAAGCAAAATTAGTAGACGCTAGTGGCAATAAATCTATAACACAACAAAAGGGACAAGAATACAGAGATTCTGGACCACTTGAAAGAAGAGCATTATTATCTATGTTTGAACAAAATGTAGTTAAAGTTGTTATACCATTTAGAAGTGATATCTCAGTTGGCACTGTAGTCAAATTGACTCTACCAACACATGAGAAAAAGGATGATGACCAACCTGGAGATGAAATGATGGATAATAGATATTTAATAGGTAAGATGACTGTAAGTATAAACCCATTAGCGAACACAGGAAAGTTGACATTACAAACAATCAAAGAAAGTTATGGTGTAGATATAACAACATATAAACCATTAGACAAAGTATCTAAACCAGAGGCATCATAATGGATTGGTATTACGGCATAGTAGAAGATAGAAACGACCCACTGAAGATTGGTCGTGTTAGAGTTCGTGTTCATGGTTGTCATACGGATGATAAGAATAAAATATCCTCACCAGACTTACCTTGGTCACATGTTATCATGCCCACAACAAATGCTGGTCTTGGTGGTTTTGGTATTCAACATTCTCTCGTAGAGGGAACTACTGTATTTGGTTTCTGGAGAGATGAAGACATGCAAGACTTTGTTGTCATGGGTGTTCAACAAGGTATCTCACAACAAGGATATAAAGAAACTATAACCGATGAATTAATTCTTCGTAGTGTAGATAAAGGTTTCAATGACCCTAGAAGAAAGACTGAGGCAGATTACAGTGGAACGAATGATGGTTTAAATCCACCTAGTGCTCCACAAAGACCAAACTCATTATCTCTTTCACTAGAAAAATCTCCACAATTACTTAAAGATGCCGGCATAACATATGGTGGGGCAGGTTCAAAGAGAGAAGAATTTACAGAGGCAGATAAAGAGTTGCCTTACTATCCTTTAGTCAAAGATGCAACAGATGTAAATGTATTTACAACAGGTGATGCAAAGTATGACTCAAGGGATATGTCCGAGTATATCACAAATGCTAAGTCAAATGCAACCCCTATGTATCCTTTCAACAAAGCATTGTACACTGAATCTGGTCACATCTTAGAACTAGATGATACAAGAGGCAATGAGAGAATCTCAGTAGAACATAGAACAGGTACTTTCTATGAAATAGATGCAGACGGTAATGAGATTCATAGAGTAGTGAATGACAACTATACAGTTATATGTAAAGATAACGACCTATTCGTTGGTGGTAATGTCAATGTTAGAGTTTTAGGTGATGCGAAGATACACGCAAATGGTAAAGTGGACATCAAAGGTTATAACGATGGTAAGATTGATGTCTCTGGTAAACTAGAATTATCAGCTGGTGATAACATTACTTTGAAATCTGGTAAAGAGGTTATTGTACAAGCACAGAAATTTAGACCTAACAGTTAATCATGACAACACTAACAGAAGTCTTAGAGAAACAAGTAGAAGAGCAGAAATTAGAAACAGAATCATCTAAGAGTATTGCTGATAAATTTCCTTGTCCAGAAGGAGACATATTCTCTCTACCAACTAGAGCAGATATCACAAACGCATTTAATGAAATCGCTGCCATACCTGGTGAACTTCAAGCAAAATTTCAAGAGAATAAAGCAAAACGAGAAAAAGAAATTGCTGAACTACAAGAACTCATAAAGAATCCTGAGTTGTCAGAAGAAGAGATTGCAGAAATACAAGCAGAGATTGAAAAGAAAGAAAACTACATTCAGACAGCATTAGTAGAAGGAATGCAAAAAGAGATAGATGAAGTTGTAAAGACAATAGAAGAATTTGTAGAAACATTAGAAAAAGCATTGTCGCCATATTGGACTAAAACTGAGGATAAACAAAATAGAGATTGGCAAAAAGAGGCGAAAGATGCCTTTGAAGAATTACTTGCAGAGTTTCATACTTACATACCAGTAAAGATTGCAGAGTTAGTTGGTAAGTTAGTACCGTTTGATTTCAATATCAATATTATGGGACTATCAATCAACATTTTAAAACTAGTTACCAGTCCTAGTTATCGTACAGAGTTGCAAGACCAACTTGCAGGTAAGAATTTCGTCACTCAAATAGTTGCTAAACAAAAACAAATTGCAGACTTAAAAGAGAAACAAAAGAATCCTGATTTAACTTTAGATGAACATGCAGACTTACAAGACCAGATAAACAAACTGCAAGAAGAAATAGATGCATTATACATAACAAAAAAAGAACTTGTAGATAAGTTTTTCAACATGATACCAGAAGAGTTTAGAAACTTTGATGGTGAGTTTGGTGTTATAGATGATGAGGCAAAAGCCAAGTTATCTTGGAAGTACATTAAGACTGAAATCAAAGAATGGGTTCAAAATGCACATGTCAAAGCATTTGAAAAACTCATAAAGGTATTTAAAGAAATTTGGGACTTACTTGGTTTACCTAAATTACCTTTCTCAGAATTGATTGCTATTATGAATTTAGATATTGGTGCATTGATAGAGGCAAAGATTGCATCAATCAAAGAGAAGTTCAAACAAACAAAAGCAGGAATGCTTGTTGACATAAATCGACTTAAGAAAGAAATTGAAGAAATCAAAACAAAGATGGCAGATGATAACATTAGTATGGATGACCATATAAAATTATCAGAAGAGTTAGACAAGAAAGAAGAAGAGAAAAGAAAATTAGAAGACGAACTTCTAAAAGAAGTTAGAGATTTTCATCAAGGTATATTAGATTCTATATCAGAGATAAGTATTTTTGGTTATGATATTCTAAAAATGATAGGTGGTAAAATAGAATCCACCACTGAATCTATAGAAGAAAAGATTGCAGAGATTTCTTTAGAATTTCAGGACTTTAAATTGAACTGGCATAAAAAGATTCTCTTTGCATGGGTTAAGATTGTTAAGAAGTTTTTCAGTGCAATAGGTTTAGGTAAGATATTTGAGTTCATGTTCTTAACATGGTGCGACTTTCTAAAACTAATCGGTATGCCATTTACGATTCCTGGAATTGCTGGCATCGCAGGCGTCATGTCTACTAGTCAAAGAAACACACCAGTGTCACCTAGACCAAGTGGTAATGATGTAAACATTGATAACGAAGTTAATTTTCAGACAACAGACGGAGAAACAGATAGATTTACCATTCCAACTTCGTCTGGAGATTTAAAAGTGTTTAAAAATGGCGTAGAACAGACCCTAGGTCTCTTGGGTACAGGTGATTATAGAATCTCAGATGGCAAAATAGTTTTCAATTCGATGCCTTTAGAGAATGAAAGTGTATCAATACTTAAAATATAATAACGGAGATGTATAAATAGATATATGGCAAATCTAAACGACTACTCAAAACCTAATTCTAAAGTAAATGCTCAGAAGAACGAGTATACAGACTTAGATATACTATTTAGTGCGAATCCTATATCAGGCGATATCACAACTAAGAAGGATTCAGATGCAGTTAAGAGGTCAGTAAGAAACATTTTGTTAACCAATCACTATGAAAGACCATTTAAACCAAATTTTGGTGCAAATTTGAGGTCTCAACTATTCGAATTAGATGGTATTGGTGCAAAAAAGAGAATAACAAAAGACATAATAGAATCATTATCAATATTAGAACCTAGAATTGGCAATATAAGAGTAGATATAAGTGATTCAGAGGCAAACAACATAGATGTAAGAGTCAGTTATGTCATTAGAAACGGATTAAAACAATCAAGTGTAGATTTTACAGTAAGTAGGGTACGATAATGACAATAAAAAGTTCACAAATAAACGCAACAGACCTAGATTTCGAAGAAATTGGCGATAATATCAAGACCTACCTTAGAGGTCAAGAAAAATTTAAAGATTATGACTTCGAAGGTTCTAATATGTCGGTACTTATTGACATGTTGGCATATGCAGGACACATTGGTGGTCTAAACACAAACCTGGCTGCATCAGAAATGTTTCTAGACTCAGCACAATTAAGAAAGAATGTCGTATCTCGTGCAAAAGACTTAGGGTTTACACCTGCATCTGAAAGAGCTACGGCTGCTCAGATTGAAGTTAAACTTACTAATATCTCTAACGCAAACGGAACTATACCAACAGCGAATGACATGACCCTAAACAGAGGTCACAACTTCTCTACAACATTCGATGGTGTATCATATAACTTTGTTAATGCATCTTCAGTAGTACCTATTAGAGATAATCAAGTATTCACCTATCCATTGGTAGATATCATTCAAGGTCAGTATGTGACAGATTCATTTGTATTTGATAACCAGATTAAAAATGCAAAGTTTGTATTGTCAAATGGAAGAGTTGATAAATCCAGATTAGAAATATCTGTAAACTCAAACGGTTCAGTATCAAAGTATTCACTCTCAACAGAAGTGTCAACAATTACAAGTTCATCTCGTGTATTCTATGCACAAGAAAACGAAGA